GTGGCAAGTCCATCAAACGCCGCAGACATAACCGATGCGTTTTCACCAAATATTTTATTTAACGCCACTTGTTTGACAGAGAAATCATTAATACTTTTTGTTAAGTCGTTAGTAGCCTTGTCTGCTGCTTTTTGAGCTTGGGCTCGTTTTAGGGCCTCTTTACGATCATTTTCTTCTGTAGCAAGTTGTTGTCCAACTGCTCGGGTATACTCGTTCGTACCGTTTGCCGCATCACGCATTTCCGCAACTAGCATTTGTAGTGCGGATTTTAATTCAAATATGTCATCTGCACCTAAATTATCTGCCATATCTATCTCTTATTAGATGATTTACCTTTAGACTGCTGTTGCATCATTTCTGATTCTTTCTGTTTGGTTTCTTCTAGATGCTTCAAATAGAAGTTACGAAGATAAATTGGCATATGATACACTTGCTCAAACGTAAATCCACCATTACTAAAATACGATAAGGTGAATATCGATTGATGTATTAATACCTTATGCTCCGAGGTCAGGCCAAAAAAAGTTGGCCCCAAAGGGCATCCTCAACTTATTTTCGGTGTTACACGCATCACACGTTACTACCATGTCAAAATCAACATCTGGAGATACTCGCTTTATTTCTTGACGAAGTGCTCGAATATCACGAATAATCATTGAATCTACGAAATCCCGAACAAACTTTCTGTCACGATTTCCATTAACAGATGTAATCGTATATTTTAATCTAGTGGATGCATCTGGTTCTATTGAATTATTGAACTTCTTTAGTGCATCTACTTCTGTCTTGATTGCCTTTTCATCCCCACGGGTCAATAACTTATAAGTAATGACGATTCCAGTTGGTAATGTTAATTCACGTTCACCATTTGACCACCCTTCACTTTCTGGAAGTTGCATTGGGAGTTCGGCCAAATTAATGGTGTGTTCAAATACGTGTTGACACGAATTACACGTAATTTTAACTGGGTATTCCTTTCCATATGCGAGAATACGTGACGCAACCATCACTGCGTTCAAATCACCCAATAACATATCGTCTGGTTTAACTCCTTTCGTCACAACCAAACTATCCATCAATTTATCCAGTACCGTTCCCTTTTGAATCAAATTTGTTGACGTAAGGATATCTTCTTCCTTTGCCGTCATATACTTGATGTCTACTTGACCGCTTCGTAATGGGCTTTGGTCTGGATATAATAGCCCCTTACTTGGTAGGTCAATTGTTTCTGTTGGAAATCCATATTCTGACATAATAACTCCTTAAACTATTAGGTTTTACCACCTATATAAATATCTTTACTCCACGTTTTTAGTAGAAATATCCTGCTTATAAACCTGGTTTATTTTACTGACAAATTCCTTAAAATAGGACTTTGAGCGTTCTGGGGTGACCAATGTACCATCCACCACCAAGTCTGCCACCTGTTGCTTCTCTTTAAGGATATCCCGCATATATTCGTCAATAGTATCGGCACATAACATATAATAGACTTGGACCTGACCCTTTTGACCGATACGGTGGGTACGGTCTTCTGCTTGTTCGTGGTTTGCAGGTACCCAATCGCAATTCAAGAATACCACGGTATCTATCTGGTGTTGGAGTCCGTCAATACCCATACCGGCTGCCATTAAACTGAACAATCCGACTTTTGCCTCACCGTTAGTCAATCGGTCAATCGTATGTTGACGCTCCTTACTATTCATTTCACCCGTCAACATTGCTGCCTTATCTCCATACTGTTCAGCCAAGAACTTTAACGGGGCAAGGTAATTACTGAAAATAAGAATAGGTTTGTCATTGTCTAAGAACTCATCCACCATTTCTACCAACCGTGGAATCTTCTTTTCAATTAAGAAACTTTGGATTTTCGGCATGTGACCAATGGTTGGCTTCTCCACCTTCCAGCGACCAAAGACTTCCCGTAGTAGTTCCTTATATTGCTTTTGTTCATCCTTTGTCAATTCCACATACAGGTCGTTCCGTTGCTTTGCGGGAAGTTCTGTAAGGATTTGTTCTTTCTTACGACGAATGACCAAATCTTTCGTGCGGTCATGCAAGTCTTGAAGATTACGAGGTGCGTCACCTTTCCATCCACCATATCGTTGCGTGAAATGAAAGAAGTTGTTAAACCGTTCTTTGTCAAGGAAGTTCAACAACGCAAACGCTTCGATGGGACGAGACATCACAGGAGTACCGGTAAGGAACAGACAATACTTAGTTTTGATGCCTGGATACTTTCGGCGTTCCTTATATGACCCCAAGATACTCTTTGCTCTAATAGTCTGACGATTTTTTAGGTAGGTTGCTTCATCACATACCAGCATATCAAACTCTTGCTTTCGTAAATCAGTCACCACCTTACCGACCGCATCGTAGTGGCAAATGTGAAATTGGTTGGACAGCTTTCCATCATAACTCTTACTGTCCCATACAGTGGCTTCTTTACCAGTGAACTTTTTGATTTCACGTTTCCAGTTCACGACAACCGATAGTGGACAGACAATAACGGTTTTCAACTTCTTATGTTGTGCAAACCCAATTGCTTGTGCCGTCTTACCCAAACCAGGCGCATCGGCAATAAGACACCGCCCATCAGCACGTTCTACAAAATTTACCCCGACTTTTTGATACGGGTATAGTTGGAGTTGCATTCCTTTAATATCAAACTCCACATCTTCTTTGACCCGAATCTCATCAAGGTCTTCTCTGCGGTCTTTGAGTTTCTCCAATAATGCCAATACTTTGTCATCACACTTGATATTGGTGTGACCGAAAACGTTGAATGCTTTCTGAAGATGAACCGCAGGAAACTCCCACCATTTTTCCACTCCATTCCATTTCCGACCATCCACCTCGTACTTAAACTTCGCCATCAAGTTGGGATTATACGGCATGACAACTACCGCAGTTTTACTATCCTTTAGGTGAATAGAAACTGCGGTATCCGTAGATACTTGTGATGTAGTGATGACGGTTGGATTATTAGTTCTCGCAATCTTCAAATGCGAGATATCTTCACCTTTGAGGGTGAGTGTCGCCGCTTCTTTCCAGACGTCAGGTATCCCTACGGTCTGTGTCATCCATGTGAGGTATGACTGATTATTATAGTATACGTGGGCAAGTGAATGTCCTCTAAACTTCCCAAACGTCAATATTGCGTTATTCGCCGACTGGTGGAGCATCTTCGACCTTGATGTACGTATATGTATCTACGTCTAATCTCCAACCATCATTGGGATCTAAACTCAGTATTCGCATCATTTCTTCGTTGGCGACCACGACTTTGGTAGTCAACTCTTGTTGATACATTTTTAATAATTGATTATTACTTTCAATTAAGTGGCGTATTGCCAAAGGAACTGGAACCGTTGGTGTCATAATATTTGCCTATAGTGTTTAGTGAAATTTAAAATACTGTTTAGTAAATGTCAAGGTTGTGGAATAGTTGGTAGTGTATATCCTGACGATGTTGGTAAATAGTTAGGACAACCTATAGTTGCCAGTATATATCCGGCGGTTTCAATACATACAATACTGAATTGCGAACCAGATGCTCTGTTTGGGTTAACAAATAACGATAGTGAGGTAAATAGACCCGGACATTCCTTTGTACCAGGCGGACACGAAGTTACGTCAGTTCCTAACGGGCCACTCGGCCCAGTAGGACCAGTGTTACCCGCTGCTGGAGTATCCGTACATGCTTCTTCAAGTATACTTGCTCCAGTTGTTCCATTTGGTGGTACGTTTGTTGTTGATGTAGCGAATGATGCGGTGGGTACAACCACAGAATTCAAAATAAAACTTGCGGTGGCTGCGGAAAATGATTGACTAATACTAGTTACTGATATTGCTTCGGCGTTACCGAACGGAAAGAAATATGACATTATATACCACCCCCGCATGTACCAGAAGTGGTAACAACACCTGAACCGTCGGTTGAAAATACAGCATTACTAGTTGGGTCTGATTTATTTGATAAGTTTGTTGCTAACGATGAACATGACGAATCGTAGTATAATACTACTCCATCTGTTATCGACGCAGCATCAGCATAATAAAATTGAGCTAAGCCATAGTCACAAGTATATGTCATACCGTCATATGTAGCGGACCCCAAACCATCTGTTTGGTAACATACACTGTTTGACCCTGTACTCCATCCCACTGCTAGTAAGTATGCACTCTTACCACGAAATCCTCTGGGTCCATTTGGTCCTTGTGTACCAGTTACACCGGTTTTTGTGAAATTAGAACCAGATGTGCCTGCGGAGCCGCTAATATTAAGTGCCAGTTCAGCGAGATTTATCGCGGTTACTGCTGAATTACTTACGAACGAAGCACTGATTGCTAAACTCGCACTTGTTGCTAATCCTACAATTGTTGGGGGTACTCTATGCGGAAAAAAGTCCATGATAATATCCTAGATTATGGATATGGAAGTGCGTTTGAAATAGTACCAGTAAATCCACTTGGGCCGGTAGACCCACTTGAACCAGTTGCTCCTTTTACATAAATACATTGGCCATCGGCGCCGGCAACTCCAGGTACACCGTTTGTTGCGACAGATGCAGTAAACACTCTAGTTGCTGCACTAGCGGTCAACGCATAACTTGCAAATGATGCGGTAAGAGCTAAACTAGTATCTGATGACCCAGACCCAAACGGATAAAATCTCATATTAATCTTCGGTTGAGTAGATGTATAATGATGCGGTAATGTCTGATGTACCTGCTGACCGATTTTGTAATTGGTACCCAATAATACCAGTTCCCACTGTATATTCTTCACCTACCCACGTATATGCTTCTAAAGTTGGTACAAACTTATATTGGAAACTTGCACTGTCAAACATAAAGTCTGCGATTAGTTTAGAATTACCAACTGACGCGGTACCGAATGAACGAGTTTGTTCGGCCATAGGTACATTATCTACCGTGGTGGAATATAGTCGTAATCTGGATTCTGATGTCGCGCTACCACTTAATAGTAATAAACTCTTTTTAGTGGTTATACTACCGGACACGCCATATCCTGTTGTTGGTACGGACGACCCAGAAATTTTAACTACAGAACGGTCGGTCAAACTGTCTCCAACATTTCCGATACTATATACTTCAAAACTAATAATAGTATTTCCTGACGAAGCACTAGCGTGATACCAAGTTTCTCCATTAACAAATGTATTACCAATAACTGGTGGGTCTAAATTTAATGTACTCCCACTATCCAATATTGCGTCTAATATTAATCCAACATTTTCATTTAAAGTAAACGTAGTCGGACTTCTACTAGCGTCAATATTTACACTAGCACTATCAGAATATAATCTCAAACGTGCAGCTTTATTTGCTGTTACGCCTAATAGAATATACGACCCTCCCGTGGATTGTACAGACCCGCTAAGAGTACTTGTGGCAAACGTTGGGAGGATTACTGTTTTACGAGAAAATGTAGTACCTGCTGCGATTTGTTCTACTAAACCCATGTATTTCTCTTATAAAAGGTACTAGTATAAATATCTAATTTACCGAATAATAGACACATTTTACCGATAATGATCACCACCAAGCCACAATACGAAAGACCGCCGAGTTCCTTTAGTAACAGCAGAAACTCTGTGCATCATATAAGATGGGAAAATAACAACATTTCCACGACCCCGTGGTGCTTGAATCGGACCATTTCCACCTTGCCAGATTTCTAAATCACCACCTTCGTATTCGTCCGTTGCCGACAATTGGACAGTGATAGATACCTTACGGAGTGATAACATACCAGGTCCAATGTCTTGATGCCATCCATAATGACCACCTGCAGACGCATGATATTCGGTATATTGAATTGCTTCTGGAGCTGTGTGTAAATCAAAGTTCCACAGTACATCATTGGCTTCGATAGCCATATTCATCATCTTTTCGTATAACCAATCCCACTTTTCTGTCTGAGGTACCCACTTAATAGATGATGAACGCATTTGTTTATTTCCACCAACCGTAGTTGCTTCTTGGAAAGTAATTTCACCGACTTCACGATAAATCTTATCTAATTCTTGGTTACTGAACCCCTTCTCAAACCAATAATAGTTTTGTGCATCTACATGCTTCTTAGGAAAAATTAAACTGTGTTGCATACGTAACTCCTTAATTAGAATATTTAGAAAAATAAATTTGTCTGTCGTTTTCAGTAACAGGTGAGAACATCGGTAATCGTACGGAATACATATCACTCTTCGTATATATAATTTACATAACCTTCGTCTGTACCAAATCGACTTGGTACACTGAGCGGATTATCTTTATTAATTTTGTATGGGTAATCTTCTACACCTAATTCTTCAAACCGTTTACTAATACGTTCATTATAGTGATACATAATCGTTCTGACTCTGCGTTGGATATCTGCCCGAGATAAATCGTGGGTATTTTGTCCAGAATTGTTGTTATAAATAAATTGAATATACCCTAACTTCGGTATCTTAACAAACTTGGTATGTAGGAATGTACGAACAATCAATTCGTAATCATCAGCAATTGCTAAATCTCTATTATGGCCACCGATTGCAAAGTATACATCTCTCCGCCAAACTCGAACGTGATTTGGAACACCCACAATATGACGAATGGTTTTTGGATTGATATTAGAGGTTACTACTACATCCCACATAAGTCCTCTATAATTAACCTTTCTATATTTACCGTATCCTAACGAGAATCCCTCTCCATAGGTTAATGAAGTCCAATCCTCTCGTATTTCTACACTATCATTATAAATAAATCCAGCATCTGGATATTTCTTTGCTGCTGCCATCACATCTGCCGAACAATTTTCCGTCAATAGGTCATCGTGGTCAAGTTCAGCTAACCATCGGCCTTTCGTCAAGCACGCCGCTCTATACTTTGATTCTCCGATGGTTCCTTTTGTCTTTTCTCTAAAGTCATAAACTCTAACTCTATTATCCATTGCGGCAATACGTTCTGCTATTTTTAATGTCTTACCACCATCCGATGAATCGTTAACCATTACCCATTCCCAATTCGGATAGGATTGTTCTTTCAACGATTCATATGCACGAAGTAATTTGTTGCCAGTATTATATATTGGGGTAAAGTACGAGATTAATGTATCCGTATTTTGTTCCAATATTTGGTTCATCGCACAATTATATGCTATTTCTCCAACATAATCTTGACCTGGAGGCAATGTCATCCACCGTTTACGAACTTCCAAGTTAGACATACACAGGTTTGGAAAATTAGTATAATCATTTGACACCGTAATAATAGCATCTGGTTTAAAATTCACCAAATATGATGTCAAGTTGTTATCATTCTTTGCATACAATACATCTAGACTGGTATCTTCGTACCCTAGGTGATTTATCGTTTCCAATTCGGGTTCTTCGTTTCCAATATATAATACTTTTGGTACTCTGGCTTTTTTCGTAGGTGTTAAATAATTGTAATAACACAATACTTTGTGAATAAAATGAAACTGTTCTGATGCTTGTTTATATAATGGTTCTATGAATCTGCCGTCAGCATCATATCCACCTTCATATGTTCTTAACTTATATAATGATGCATGTAACACATATTGAGCAGAATCAATATGACGTAATTTCATATGCTCTGGCCCAACCTTTCTGATGTCTAATCCAGTAAAATCATTTCCCCCAACATATTGTTCGAATACAAATCCTAACTTAGTTGGGTTTTCTTGTATGGCTGTAAGTAATTCTGTATAAAAATCTGAATGTATAATATTATCATCATCCACCATACAAACGAACTCGTCACCAAATGTATTAATAATCTGACTTAGTTGCGGGTATAAATAATCTGTCCCGTTACTTTTCATAAAATGCAACTTCGTAGTACTATCTTGCATTTCATGTAACAATTCAGCGTCTATGTCTTTCAGAGTAGTGGTATCAAAAATAAGATGCCATACTACATTAAATGGTGACGGAAATACTGTTTGTTTAATACGAGGTAGATTATGTAACCGAGTACAACGAGTTAAAACATTTAGTGTTACCATGCGACATCAAAGAAGAATAGTTGGAAGAAACGAGCATTGTCAATGGCGTCACCAAAATATCCAGTTGCTGCGTGAATTGCTTTTGCGTCAAACATTACTAACCGATTATATACGTTTGCCATATTATCCACTAATTCATATGTGGTATTGTCATAGAAATTCATTTGATTACTGACACCCTTGAATGTCTTAGCATAAATTTCTTCATTTCCTTCGTATGAATCAAATCGCATCGCCCCAGTAATTTTACTCTTGTAAGTAGCTGTACCTGTGTTTAATGGTGCGTTTGGAGTAAGATATACCATCGCAGCATATGTTTGTGTATCTACGTGATATACTATAGGATCGGTAGACGTACAATACTGAAATTTACCATTTGCATATCTAGAATGATTCCAATTAATAATTTCTCTGCCCAAAATTGATTCTAATTTTTCTTTGGTTCCGTTTAGTATAAAACTTTCTTCACTACGTTTTCCACGATGATAATCTGATTCATTAAATGTTAAATTTTTCATTGCAAAATTTCTAACAAAATCTGGATCTGCATAAAAATTATCTATAATGATAATTCCTTTCTTCTCATTTTGGAATCCCGAATAAAATACTGCCCAACGTTCAAATGTACCAATATTGTGTACCATTTCACCGTTTTTAAGAATCAATCCGATTTGACTTTGTAAGTGTGTTTTGTGTAACCGAACCGTCACGCCTAGATTATCGGACTGTAAATGCGGGTAAACTTGACGAACATCTGGTCGTGGATTAATTCCCATCGCCGGAAGGAGTTGACCTCCTATAGTTAATCCTACCACTTCTTCTCTTAGGTGTGCTATCCATCCAGAAAATATATATGTATCATCATTATGTACTTCCATTTTATCCATGTACCACAACACTGAATCTGTGTTTGTCATATGATTAATAAAATCTGACATGTATTAACTCCATATTAGTAAATTTAGTTACTGTATTAGGCAAAAGAGAGTTGAGGACAGATGTATGCCCTCAACTCTCTCACTTATATAATATAAACTATATTCATCAACTGTCCTTTGAAATAAACCTAATTTAGTTTAATATAAAAACTCTATTCTGTCAAGTCCTTGTTTTTCATTTTTTCGATTTCTATATCTAATTCCTTAATTGCTTGAATCAATAAGGCAACAATCTTTTCATAACGTACTGCCATATATCCGTTTTCTCTGGTGATTACAACCTCTGGAATCACTCGTTCAATTTCTTGGGCGATAACACCAATATCATGTCCATAATTTTCGTGGATACCTTCCATTGGAATCCAGTCGAATTCATATCCACCTAATTGACGAATCTTTTCAATTGCACTAGTAATAATTTGCTTATTCTTCTTTAATCGTTCATCTGATGAGTAATATGCCACGATATCATTTGTTGCTCTAATATTACCTGCTGTACCCGATGCACCAGTACCCACACCCAATGAATTTACTTGTGCATCAGAATTAGTGGTAAATCCACCGGCGGGACCAGTTGGGCCAGTTGGCCCAGCATCTCCTTTTGGTCCATTTGGACCAATGGATCCAGCATCTCCTTTTGGTCCTGTTGGGCCTTGATTTCCTTCATTTCCTTTTGGTCCTGTTGGGCCTTGATTTCCTTCATTTCCTTGTGGTCCTGTTGGGCCAATGGATCCAGCATCTCCTTTTGGTCCATTTGGACCAATGGATCCAGCATCTCCTTTTGGTCCTGTTGGGCCTTGATTTCCTTGTGGTCCTGTTGGGCCAGTTGGGCCAGTTGGGCCTTGATTTCCTTGTGGTCCTGTTGGGCCAGTTGGGCCAGTTGGGCCTTGATTTCCTTGTGGACCTGTTGGGCCAGTTGGGCCAGTTGGTCCTTGCGCACCAGTTGCGCCTTGAGGTCCAGTTGGA